GCCTCGTCAGAAACGCCAGTGTGATGCACCAGCAGGACAGAGCAGAAAAACTCGCTCATCAGATTGCCGCAGGCGTCCAGCATGGTCTTGGCATCCTGTGCGGAGTTCTCGTCGCCAAGCAGGAAACGGTGAAGCGTGTCCACGATAATGATGCTAGGCTCTATTGCCCCACCCCTGATCGCGTCACGCACTCGTTGGTAGCCAGCAGGGGTGTTCAGGTCGCAGCCGTCCTTGCTCAGATACATATCCAGAGCGCCAGCGCCATGATGCTGCTTCCACGCTGCTATGCGCCCGCGCAGACCGTGATGCCCCTCTCCCGCTAGATAGACCACGGTGCCAGTCTTTACCCGATTGCCATGCCAATTGTCGCTGCCAGATGCGATCCGCAAACACATATCCAGCACCACGAAGGTCTTGCCGCCCCCAGATGGGCCATGAACCATAATCAGCGCGTCCTGCTGTAGCCAGTGCTTGACCAGCCAGCCTATAGGGGCAGGACGCTCGCAAAAGGTATCGGCTGGAATCAGCCAGCCGTCAGGCTTTGGTAGTAGTAGTTCGGCCAGATCATGACCTGACGCAGCGTAATCGTTAGCATCGCCCTCGATAGGCGGAACGATAATCCTTGCTCCGTACTTTGCGGCAGCCTGCTCCGCATATCGCTGGCCTACGCCAGAGGCATCGTTATCAGCCACAATGACCAGATCATCATGCTGCTCGCGCAGCATACCTGCCACTGGCACTAAATTGCTGGCACTATATGCCACAAAAACGGCAGCGCCAGTGACCTCGTGGATGGTGGCGGCAGTGGCAAAGCCCTCGGCAAGGTAAACAGTCTTTCCATGCTCAGGCGATCCAATGGCCCAAAATGCGCCGCCAGTAGCCCCGCCAGGGTGATACTTTTTATCGCCATCGCCAGCGATGTATTGCAAAGATGACAGCTCACCGTCCGAGCTGTATAGCGGCACGATTAGACGGCCATCTCCCGTCACCCTTGCGCCGTGGGGATCAATTCCCTTGCGCTTAAGATATGGGTGATCCGCGCTTGCGGCCCCTGCGCCGTCCCAGATCAGGGAGACCGTATCGGCTGCGCTTTCGCGTGTCTTTGCCAGCTCCTCATCGCGCAGCCGTCTGGCCTCAGCCATGCGGCGCGTGTTTGCCATTTCCTCTGCCACCGTCAGCTTGCGCCCTATGTCGGCCTTAAATGGCTGCTCTAGGCCAAGACGCCAGCAACCAAAATGCCCAGCCGGTACGCCATCGAGGAAGCCGATGTAAAAACCACTCTTGTCTTGCCCGCCTTTGCCCTTGGTGCCTGTGCGAAATCGGTGAATCTTGCCGTCAAACACAATGTGATCTGGAGCCTCAAGCCCTGCCGCGATCATCGCATCGCGCATTTGTAGCTCTGGCGGGTCTATCGCTATAGAGGTGCTGGGAGGCGACCACGGGCCGCCGAGTATGTTGGTGAGGTCTGCCATTATTGCGCTGCCCCTTCAAAGTAGGCAGTCAGGCGTCGCATAGTCTCCAACGTTGGGTTTGTCTTTTCCCCGTCCCTGATTGCAAGAAGGGTGTTGTAGTGCAGACGCGATTCGTCAGCAACAACGGACAATCTGCGGTCTAGCAGCTTTTCCCGTATTTCATCTAACTGCATGATTTTCATAGTGTTTTTAATCTCCTTCAAAAGTGTGTTTACATCATAATATACATTTGTTATATTGTAAACCAGATCGCAACCGGATGGGCCGAACGCGATAAGTGAGGAAACAATGGCTATACAACTCAAGAACACGGCACAAGTGGCCGTGAATGGTCTTAAAGTGCTCGTTTATGGGCACGCTGGGGCAGGTAAAACAACGCTGGCGGCAAGTATGCCAAGCCCGATCATCATATCGGCTGAAGGCGGTTTGCTGTCTATTAAAGACGCTGGTTTGGATTATATAGAAGTCAATTCGATGGATAGCCTGCGCGAGGCGTTTGAGTACGTCTCTGGCTTCGCTGGCAACGCCTATGACTCTATCGTGTTAGATAGTATCAGCGAGATCGGCGAGGTGGTGCTTATCCACGAAAAGTCAGTAAACAAGGACGGTCGTGCAGCTTATGGGGAGATGGCCGCGCAGATGACTTCCATCATTCGTGCCTTTCGTGATCTTAACGGCAAGCACGTTCTCATGACCGCAAAGGTCGAAAAGGCGCAGGACGAGTCTGGGCGGATCCTCTATGCGCCATCTATGCCGGGTGCAAAAGTTGGGCAGCAATTACCTTACTTCTTTGACGAAGTGCTAGCCCTGCGCGTAGAGAAGGACGCCGAAGGAATCGCACAGCGAGCCATTATGTGTGACTCGGACGGCCTTTGGCTGGCGAAGGATCGAAGCGGAAAGCTGGACGCATGGGAAGCGCCAGACATGGGCGCGATCATTGCAAAGATCGGAGGTGCAGAATGACACTTTTTGACCTGTCATCGCAATGGATCATTGCCAAGGAAGCGGAAAAGGCGGCACAGGAAGAACGCCGCCTTATAGAAGATCGAATGCTGTCTCTTATCGGCCTGCCAGAAGCTTTTGAAGGCACCGAGAATGCCGAGGCAGACCGCTACAAGATTAAGCTGGTCGGCAGGCTTAACCACAAGATAGACGCCGACCGATTGCAGGAAATTGCAGCAGAGCATGGCTTGACCGATCACCTCGGCAGCCTGTTCCGGTGGAAGCCTGAAATCAATGCTCGCGTCTGGAAGGCAGCAGACGAAAGCATCACGAACACCCTGCTTGAAGCAATCACAACAACCCCTGGACGTCCGTCCTTTTCAATCGAGGAAAAATGACATGGCCTTTTTAAACGAAACTTTCAGCACCGACGAACTTCCCCAAGGCAACACTGGCGACTATACGCCGCTGCCCGATGGCTGGTATACGGCTAACATCACCCAAGCCAGCCTTGAAACTACCAAGGCAGGCACAGGCCAATACATCAAAGTGCGTTATGACATTACTGGCCCGACCCATCAGGGTCGCGTCGTGTTCGGCAACCTGAACATCCGAAACCCAAACCCGAAGGCGGAAGAAATCGGTCGCCAGCAGCTAGGTGATCTGCTTCGCGCAATCGGGCTGGCGAAAGTGTCCGACACCGATCAGCTTATAGGCAATCACTGCTCAATTAAGCTGGCGACAAAGACCTCCGAAGGTTACGAGCCGTCAAACGAGGTCAAGGGATGGAAGGCCATTGAAGGCGGCGCAATGCCAAAACCAGCAACACCAGCAACACCTTCCTCCGCTGGATCACCGCCATGGGCAAAGAAGTAACAACAACAGGACAGGGGCAGGCAACTGCCCCTGAATTAAAATGACAGCAATCCCAGACCCAACCAATCACCTCGTTGCCGCCATTGATAAGGCGCACGAAGATCGCGCAGAACGACCACGGCCTCACATGGGTTGCTCTATGCTGGGCGAGCCATGCGAGCGCAAGCTTTGGCTGTCCTTTCGCTGGGCAACGCCAGAATCATTCCAAGGCCGCATTTTGCGCCTGTTCCGTCGAGGCCAGCTTGAGGAGGCTACCGTTGTCTCAGACCTTCGCTCTGCTGGATGCCATGTAACTGATACTGGCGAGAGCCAGAGCCGCGTAGATTTCGGATGCCATGTTTCCGGCAGCATTGACGGCATCATCAAGTCTGGCGTTCCAGAGGCTCCCAAGAAGCCGCACGTTCTGGAGATCAAGACCCACAGCCTGAAGTCATTCAACGAGCTTGAGGCTAAAGGCGTACAGCTTGCCAAGCCACTGCACTGGGCGCAGATGCAAGTCTATATGCTCGGCGCTGGCGTTGATCGCGCCTTGTACTACGCCGTGTGCAAGGACGATGACCGCATCTATACAGAGCGTGTCAGGCTGTGTGAGGAAAGTGCAGAGGCTTTTGTTACGCGAGGCCAGCGAATTGCCTTGACAGAGCGAATGCCGGAGCCTATCGCTTGCGCATCACCGTCATGGTATCGCTGTAAATTCTGCCCATCTTATGATTTATGCCACCAAAGCAAAACCACCAAGCAGGCGAACTGCCGAACATGCGCCCATTCAACGCCAAAGAGCGATGGCACTTGGCATTGCGCCAGATGGGGAGACACGATTCCGACTGAGGCGCAATACGCTGGATGCGATAGCCATGTGCTGCATCCTGATATGGTGCCGTGGAAACTGGTTGGCGGATCTGGCGAATGGTCTGCTGTTTATGAGATCGACGGAAATCAAGTTATAAATGGCGAGGATGGCTACGCCAGCAAAGAGCTGTTGGCGAATCTTCCGCTTGCAATGAGCAATGACGAAAACGTGGCTGCATTGCGCGAAAAGTTTGGGGCGAGGATTATTGGATGACCGCATTACGCGACTACCAACAACGAGCCATAGATCAGCTATACCGATGGTTCGGAGATGGCGGCAAAGGCAACCCCTGCATGGTTTTGCCGACCGGCAGCGGCAAGAGCCATATTGTTGCGGAACTGTGCAAGGATGCACTGCAAAACTGGCCTGAGACTCGCGTATTGATGCTGACACATGTTCGTGAGCTGATACAACAGAACGCCGAGAAAATGCGCCAGCACTGGCCTGGTGCGCCAATGGGCATCTATTCAGCAGGACTAGGCAAGCGCAATCTGTCCGAGCCGATCACCTTTGCAGGCATCCAGTCTGTGCGAAACAAAGCGCAGCAGATCGGGCACGTTGATCTGATTATTGTGGACGAGTGTCACCTGATTGGGCATGGCGAGACTGGAGGCTACAGGGAGCTGATCGGAAGCCTGACTGTCATCAATCCACACCTTCGAGTGATTGGCCTTACAGCGACCCCGTATCGCTTGGGGCATGGCATGATTACTGAAAAGCCAGCCCTGTTTGATGCCTTGATCGAGCCAGTGAGCATCGAGGAGCTGATCTACAAGGGCCACCTTGCGCCACTGCGATCCAAAGTAACAAAAGAAAAGCTCAGCACAGAAAACTTGCATAAGCGCGGCGGTGAATTTATCGAAAGCGAAATGCAGGCCGCTTTTGATACTGACCAGCACAATACGGCAGTTGTAGATGAGGTCATCAGCTTGGCCGGTAATCGAAAAGCCTGGTTATGCTTTTGCGCTGGTGTTGACCACGCGCAGCATATTGCCGAAGAAATCAACAGGCGCGGAATCGTGGCCGCTTGCGTTACTGGCAATACACCAAAAAAAGAGCGCGATGACATAATCAAAGCATTTAAGGCTGGAAGAATTCGCGCACTCACCAATGCCAACGTCTTGACCACTGGCTTTGATTATCCAGATATTGACCTGATCGCCATGCTTCGCGCAACTATGTCGCCCGCGCTATATGTCCAGATGGCAGGTCGAGGATTGCGCCCTAAGAGCCACACAGATCACTGCCTGGTGCTGGATTTTGCTGGCGTTATCGAGACGCATGGCCCAATTACCAACGTCACGCCACCAACAAAAAAAGGCAGCGGAGATGGCGAAGCACCAGTAAAAATCTGCGAGTCATGCGGCGAGATTGTCCATATTTCGCTTCGATCCTGCCCTGCTTGTGGTGCTGCTTTCCCAGCGCCAGAGCCTCCCAAGCTGGCGCTGCGTGACCTTGATATTATGGGCATGGACTCAACCGACATGGCCGTGACCGACTGGCGCTGGCGAGAGCATATTGGCCGCGCATCTGGAAAGGCCATGATTGCCGTTGATTATTATGGCGGCCTTTCTGATCCGGTCATCACCGAGTATTTTACGATTTGGCACGATGGTTACGCTGGAAGCGCAGCAACACAAAAACTTGCCACCATTGCCAGCCAATGCGGGGCAATGAGCGCCATAAGCCATGATGATCTAAATCATATTTGCTCCGCCATGCAAAAAGGCAGAAAGCCAGCACAGATAAGCTACAAAAAAGACGGCAAGTATTTCCGCGTTTTGAGGAGAGAATTTTAATGCAGACAGATCGCATACCGACAGAACATGAGGAGCAGCGCGAGTTTGTGGCGTGGTTTCGACGACAGTATGCAGGGGTGCGTATATTCGCCATTCCTAATGGCGGATCTCGTTCCCAGCGCGAAGGCGGCAGATTCAAGCTGGAAGGGGTAAGTGCCGGAGTGCCTGACCTGTACATTCCGGCATGGCGAACGTGGATTGAAATGAAGCGGCAAAAAGGCGGCAGCTTGTCAGCAGAGCAAAAAGACTGGCGCGATTATCTGCAAAGCATTGGTGACACTTGGATGATGGCAAAGGGCTGCCAGGACGCACAAAGGCAGATAATAGAGAAAATAAAACAATCAAATCAAATTTAATAAAAAAGATTGTGTAAAAATGTATATACAAATATCGCTTATGTGATTATTGTATGCACATTGATTATAACAAAGGAGCAATTTGCAGTGAAAGACAAAAACATCAACATCCGAGTCACAGCGGAGCAACACCAGCGAATTATGCGTGAGGCCCGCAAGCTTGGCCTTACGGTGTCTGCATATATTTTGATGCTAGCAGAAGGAGCAAGCAAATGAGCGAGCGCACAGCAATGATTTTGACGCTTATGTGTTCTGTTTTGATTGGCATTTTGGTGATCTAGCAAAGCCGATCAAAGGCACCGTGTTTGATAGCTCGTTTATCATGTCAAGAATGAATAGCGAACGCGCCCGCCTTGCCCGCAGAATACGCGAGATGGAACGCAAGCTCGGCAGGCCGCATCGATATCTGAAGCAATGCGGGGCTATTCAGTATGTTTGACTACGACGACGACGAGCGGCCAACGCCGCGACGAAGATGGTACGAATATGCGCTTATGCGCCATCCTGATTGCCGCGACCCAGATCATCCGGTGTGTGAACTTTGCGATCCTGAAGAGGTGTGTGATGAAAACGAGCGAGCAAACCTGGACGGTGTGAAGGAGTGCGCCGCCGCCATCCGCGCACTGAAGGAGCAAGTATGAGCCGAAACGACATCATGAGGCTGGCGCGTGAAGCCAATCTCCCGGCTTGTCATTTGACGCACCCTGTTGCGCTTGCCCGTTTCGCCAACCTTGTCGCCGCTGCCGAACGCACGAGGTTGCACGACAAGTTCATGCAGATTCACAAGTCGCAGCAGCACAGCAATAACTACTGGCACTTCGCAGCGAGAAAGATCAAGGAGGAAGCATGACCAAGACCCGAAACT